TCTCTTCTGTAATAACGGTTGCTATTGACACGAAGTCTACCAAGACCTTGCTCAAGACCTTCAGCAAATGGGTTGGAAACAAGACCATAACGGGTCTTAAAGCCAATCTTTGGCTGGAAGGTGTTCTCACCAACGGCACGGACCATTTGGAGAGGAACATATGGGCAATAGAAGAGACCTGCATCATAAGGTGAAGAACCCTTATAACCAACAACGTAGTACTGGTTAGCAGATACGTTTGCTGAATATGGGTCAATATAGACACGGAATTTGCCCATGAGAACACCTGCGAAGGTGTTGCCAGTGTCGTCTACGTTGAGGTTTGCATTAAGTGCAGGGGTGTAATCGAGAACACCAGCCATGGTCAATGCTGAAGCAACGTCAGCAGAGCACATGATGATGTTGCCCTTTCCTCTACGAGTTCTTTGTGAGATTGCGTTAGCATCACGCTCGATTTGGAAAAGAAGACCCTTGAACTTCTCAACTGACCAACGACCGTTGGAGTCAACGTCGAGGTCAAATACACCTTGAGTTGCTACGTTTGCCTGAGCACCTGATTCAGCAACCTTATAGATGGTTCTGATAACCTCACGGTTGATTTCGGCAAGAATCTCAGATGACAAGATATTTGCCAACTCAGATTCTGCATTAAGACCGTGGATTGCCTTCAGGTCTTGAGCAAGCTCAAGGCTGTATTCTGCTTTCAGAGCACGGGACTTTGCCTCAACGAGAATCTTCTCGATTGAGAATCCCATTTCCTGGAAGTCAGGACCACCAGTTGATCCGAGTGCCTCGGAGTTTCCGGTAGTCATACCTTGACCAAGGTTATAACCAGTTGATCCACCAACACCTACTCCAGGTTGAGTACCAGTGCCATCAGGAGTTGGGTTAAGGAGACCTGGGTTGCTTCCTCTTTGAGCAGTAGTACCAAATCCAACAGCAGCACCATCACTATTTCTATCATCACCGAATCCGGTATAATCGCCTTGGGAAGTTGGAACGTTATTGCTGCTTGAAGCAGAGAATGCAGTATCTACTTCATCGAAGAAGGTTTCAGGACCTTCTTGACCCTGATAACGTGATCTCATTGCGAAGATAAGACCAGTAGGACCGTTCATTGGCTGAACGCCTGCGAGGTCATAAGCGACAAGGTTAGGCATTGAACGTCTGATCAAAGAGATCAGAACGGGGTCAAAACCTGCTACTGGACCAGCACCATCTGCAGAACCACTAAATCCAGGAGCACCAGCAGCATAGTTGGTGTTAATGGTTGGGGTTTCGGTAAGAAGATTACCGGACGAGAAAGCATTTTGCTCTCTCAAGAATTTTTCTTGGTTTTCGAGCAGGACAGCGGTTACGGCCTTTCTGTGTGAATCTTGAATCGGATCAAGACCCTCATAATTCAGAAGGGGTGCCCACTTTTCCTGCAATCTTTCGGATTGAAACATTGCGTTTACCTCTTAAAAAGTGTGTTTGTTTAATTACTATTGAATTCAGTGCTTGGCGAATGCTGAAAGAGTCTTAAGATAAGCATTCATTGAATCTGAATAATATTCAGGTGCAACTTCAGCTCCTTCAGTAAGTGTTTCAGTTTTTGCCTGTTCGGAAGCAACTTTAGATGGGAAATATGACTCCCTAAGTGCCTCTAACTTTTCACAATATTGCTTTTCACTTTCAAACTCAACACTTTCTGCAAGTGAAGCGAGCTTATCCTTCTGTGAGAGTGCTAAACCTTCAGATACCTCATCAAAAATTCTGTCAGCAACTGACTCAGATAGGCGCTTGTTTAGAGAAATATTTTTCTCAATCTGCTCGTTGAGTTTTGTTTCCATTTCATCAAGTTTTTCTACCATGCTCTCAAGTACATCATATTTTTCTTCAGGGAGTTCTACATAATGTTCTTCAAAAAGTGTTCTCATTCCTGAGAGGAATGATTCAGTCATTTCTTCTTTAATGCCATATTCGATTGCCAATTCATTTTCGGCAATCCATTCTTCTGCAACATACTCAAGATAAGAATCAACTCTTTCTTTGAGTGATTCTTTGATAACTTCAATTTCTTCCACAAGTCTTTCTTCGTAAGCAATTTCAAGAGATTCTTTGATCTCGTTTACTTTTGAACGAAGTGCTGACTCAAAAATAGTTCTTGCTTTTTCTTGGAACTCTTCGGAAAGTTCTTCACCTTCAAGAAGTGCATTAACATCTTCTTCGATATCAAACTCTTCTTTCATATCATCTTCTTCATCATCCTCTTCATCTTCTTCATCATCATCCTCTTCATCTTCCTCTTCACCTTTCTTCTTAGACTTTGCTTCAATTAATTCATCTTCTTCGTCTAAGGATTCTTCATCAATTAGGTCCTCATCATCTTCATCAATTTCTTCCTTTACAGCATCACTCTTCTTGAGTGACTTCATAGAGTCGGCACCTTTAGCACCTTTATTTACTACATCCTTTACTTGCTTAAGACCACTTGAAGCATCCTTCAATTTTGAAGAATCATCATCGGATCTATAATTTTCTGGAGTAGGACCACCAAGATCTTCCCAACTAGTTGTTTGACCGTGAGGAATACCTGTGGTCAATTTAGGCATTGGTTCTGCTGCTTTCGCACCAGAGTTTACAGCAGTTCTGGATTGCTTAGTGCCTGATTCCATTTCTTGTAAATTTTTACCACGAGACATTTGAACTCTCCGATTTATCTTTTGTATTAAATCTATATTTATTTATTAAAATTAAAATTACAAGGAATTCAAAAAGTCATTAAATAGCTCTAATTTGCGCTCTTCAAGCACTCTTTGATCAACAAAAGCATTAATTTTCCTTTTTGTGTTCTCTGCAATTCTTTCCCTTAAAATACCACCATCCCATATCCATTCCTTACCTTCCATAATCCCCTGAACGAACGCATC